TTGTAGCAGTTCCAGAGCCTGTATAGGTAGAACTTACAGAACCTGCCATAGTCTTGCTAGAGGTTCCTGAAGCTGACTTTGTAGCAGTTCCAGAGCCTGTATAGGTAGAACTTACAGAACCTACAACAGACTTAGTCGCAGTTCCTGAAGCTGACTTTGTAGCAGTTCCAGAGCCTGTATAGGTAGAACTTACAGAACCTACAGGAGTCTTGGTCACAGTTCCAGAACCTGTATATGTAGAATTTACAGTGGCCAACGCAGTAGATGTTACACTTGGTTGCCCAACTGTTGATTGTCCACCAGTAGCGCTCAGGGCCAGCAACGTTATGAGCATACGCAGCATCCTACCTAAGATCTATCTTTCTATTGGTTTAGACCAAAAGAAACCAATAATGATGGATACACATTTTGCAATGGTATATTTAATATTCCCAAGTATCGTTGTGGTGTCCAATTATAACGTGGAAATAAATTCTGATGCAGCTGCTTTCCTCTATTATATAATATTAGATCTGATTGATTTCTAATGGAGTACCATATAGAATTGCCGCCTGAAGTGACAGGCAAGGGTTTATATCCGGTACCCGATAATTTTACACGTACATTTGCATCAAAAGCTTCCACCTTCTCAAAAAATGTCCATGCCTGTTGAATATCTGACAATTGTGAGACTCCATAACGTGGTCCACAAGATGCTGGATATGACTGCTGTGGCCACACTGGACCTACAGTATTATAAATATCAAACTGCTGACATGCCATCTAAACCGCACGGGTAAAATAGAAAAATGCAGCAATCATTATGGCATTGTTATCTATTAGTAAATACAGATCCGGGTCGCCAGAAAACGTACATTGGAGCAACAGTTAATCCAGACCGTCGGCTACGCCAACATAACGGCGAACTGGTCGGCGGTGCACGGGCAACTCATGGGCGACACTGGCGGAGAGCTGTTTTAGTCGGCGGCTTCGGCGGAGAACAGGAGGCGCTTCGGTTTGAATGGTGGTGGAAGCGTCTATCACGTGGAGCACCGGGACCTCCTCTGGAAGCACGTCTTCATGCGTTATCAAGTCTGATGCTTGATTGGCCGCAACAGGGCTACACTTCGCAGCTGGTTGTGTTGGAAGAACCGATTTGAGACTGCTGTGTTGTCTACAGAGATGGTAACGAAATGGATCTATAATTCCTTTGATGGAAAAGGCAGAGGAAGAAGCAGAGCGGCGACAACCTTCCACTGTACATCGGTATACGACTTGGTGTCCCCGACGGATCTTGTTAGCCATCCATGCAGCAGACGCGGCATCAAAGTCTTCAGCGTTCATCCTATAAAGGAGTTCTACGCTGCCCCTATGTTCAACTTTTGCGCCTGTACGTGAAAATTTGAAACGTCAGGCCCGCAGTGCACCACCACAACAGGATGACTTTCCACACCGTGAATACCGCGATTCTTGATGTGCAGCTGGCGCCATTCAGTCTGACCTCTAAGAGTCTGTCCGCACTTCTCTACGATACCAGCGCTGTGATCGCCGGCGGTGCAGTGGTACACTATCTCTATAACAGCACGAACACGATCGCTGAGCCCATGGCAGACGGCGCCGATCTGGATTTCTGGATCTATGATCCTATCATGGCGATGGACACGACCGGCGTCCAGGATGCCTACCACGTGTCAAGGGCCTTTCGCTCTCTAGTGGAGAAGCGCTTTGAACAGGCGTTTCCCGACTACAAGCCGACGACTTGTCCAACGCCAACGCATAACATCTCCTATGCAACTCTCTCTGACGCATTTACGGCACAGGGCGGAACATCTCTTTCTATCCGATGGTGGCGACACGCAACAACTGGGCGTATGATAAATCTGATCTATATGTCCAAGCCGCCCGCCAAGGCCGTTCCTCTCTTTGATCTGCCGATCTGTCGGGCCATGATCTTCGGATTAAGCGCGGGGGATCTTATGGGAGAATGGCCCACCGTCGCCATTCAGGATATTCGTGAACGCCGGCTAACCCTGCCAACCTCCGTTGATAAACTTGAGACCCGCATCGCCAAGTATTGTTCCCGTTACAGTTTGACGCCGCATGACTCCAAAGATTCGGACTAATGTTGCACATCAACATTTTGTGTCTCAACTACTACACATAGTTCAGACAGAAATAGTTCATTGCATTCCTTATTTGTATGATACATAAACGACATAAAATAATATGAAGTTCTCAATTGGAGTAGGCAAGTCCACCCATGCCCGACATGATGCGCAGCACGTTGTAGTTGGTGGCGTAGATGCGGCTGGAGACGTTGGTGACGGCCGCGCCCGCGAAGCTGGGGTTGGAGTTGGGTGTGAACGTCTCGGGTGTCAGCGTCAGGTTCAGCGTGGCATTGTCAATGCGGGAGAAGTTGCAAGAGCCAGACGGCTGCAGGTCCTCCGGCTTCAGGGCGAAGCTGTACACGTTGATGCCGACCGACGGCGAGTTCGTGTGGTGCTGGTACGGCTGCACGAAGTTGAAGTAGCTGCCGTCACGCTCCGTGAAACGGTCCTGGCCGTTCAGCTGGATCTTGGCGACCGCCGTGGGGTTGCCGCAGTTGAGATCCGTGTAGCAGAACGGGTTGTTGTTCTTGGAGTAGCAGTCCACGTAGTTGGGGTTCTGGGTGACCCAGACCAGCTCCTTGCACGGGTGGTTGAACTGCATGCGGATCTTGTTGGACGTGGAGGTCAGAGACTCCGCGCCAGTGAACTGCAGCTGCTCAATGAGGTACTCGTGCGCGACCTGGGCGAACCGCCGGCGCTCCTCCGTGTCCAGGTAGACGTAGTCCACCCACAGAGAGCAGGCGACCAGGCCCTTGCTGTTGACGCTGTTGACCATGGCGGTGGCGGCGTTGTTGTTGGACTCCTCAGCCACCTGGCAGTTCACCAGGTAGCGGATATCCTGGAAGTCCACGTTGATCTTGACCTCGTGGTACTGGAGGGCGATCAGCGGCAGCGCCAGGCCGGCGTGGCGGCAGAACCAGAACTCCAGCGGGATGTACAGAGTCGTCTCCGGCAGGCAGCTGATGTTGGTCGCCAGCTCCACACCACCCGCGCACACACCACCGTACATCAGCGCCTCACCCGGGTAAGAGGCGTTAGACACATCCTGCAGTGCCGGCGCGTTGTTAAAGGAGTCAAAGTACGGGCTGTTGACCAGCTCAGAGGCCTGGGACACAGTGCAGCCGGCATCCGTCGCGCAGGGATTGCACAGGCCGCCGCCAGAGCTAGACAGAGCCAGGCCACCGATCGCGTTCGTGATACGGTTGTAGTTGAGCTGCTTGCCGACGGGCAGCGTCAGCTCATTCCAGATGTACAGCCACTCACCGTACTGGCGGTCAATCAGCTGGCCGCCGATCTCCACCTCAACCTGCTCCACCAGCGCCTGGCCGATGTTGCGCACCCAGCTGAACGACGTGACGTTGTTGTTGCTGACATCCAGCGACTGCACCGCCGGCAGCGTGGCCTGCAGGTAGACCTTGTGGATCAGGTCACCGTTGCGTGCAATCGTGCACTGCACACGCTTGCCGAAGTTCGCCACACCGTTGAACGTCTGCTCAATGGACTCCAGCGCGAAGTTAGAGTGCCGGCGGTACAGCTGCTTGAAAAAAGTCACCTGCGGGTTCGCCGTCAGGTATACGTCCTGCGCGCCATAGGCTACGAGCTGCATGAGGCCACCGTTCGTCATTCTTGATACTCATGCCGGAGAAAATATTTTTGCGGAGGTCCAAATTTTGAAGTTGCGATTGTGACGTGCTTCATGACATGAAATTTATGCGTTAAAACTGAATTATGTAAGAATTATGACGTAAAATTTTTAATTTGCATATGCTAACCCTCCCATGCCGGCCATCACCCGCAGAACATTGTAGTTGGTTGCGTAAATGCGGATTTTGCACGTGTTGCCATTTCCGATTGTATTAGGAGTTAGTGTTACAAACAGATTCGCGTTATCAATCCGTGAAAAGTTAGAAGATCCCGAAGGCTGGTGATCCTCTGGATTGATGGCAAAACTGTAGACATTGATTCCTACCGACGGAGATGAGGTGTGGTGCTGGTATGGCTGTACCACGTTGAAATAACGTCCATCGCGCTCCGAAAAACGGTCCTGACCATTCATCTGTATTTTGGCCGATACAACAGGATTGTTCCCGCCCATACCTTTTATCGTACCACAGGCGTATCCCGATTCTAGAACCGCGCGATCCCAGTAATCCGAATAATTAAACGGCTGCTGACCTTTCCATGGATCTACCGTTGAGGCCAGACAACTTACAAAATCATCTCGTTGTACCACCCAGATCAGTTCTTTTACGGGATGGCTGAACGACATTTTGACGCGATTTGCACTGGCCGTCAGTGATTCGTCTCCGGCGAACTGCAGCTGCTCCACCAGATACTCGTGTGCGACCTGGGCAAACCGCCGCCGCTCCTCCGTATCCAGATAGAAGTAATCCACATAGAGAGAACAGGCCACTAGACCATAATTGTTCACCGTATCCAATACCGTGGGATTATTTGTCCAACAGAGATTGCGCACATCATTGAATTCAATATTGATCCGTACATCATGGTACTGCAGCGCAATCAGAGGAAGTGCCAGACCGGTGTGTCGGCAGAACCAGAACTTGAGCGGTATGTACAACGTGTACTGAGGAGTGCAGCTGCGGATTTCATTGCTGGTATGCGGCGGACCTGGTATGCAATCATTGGAACAGCCTCCGTCCACCCCCACATTAGATATGAGATTTGTTAGCTCCGGTACGTTCCCTATCATGTCCATATAGGCCGGCTGTTTGCCAACGGGAAGAGTCAGTTCATTCCAGATATGCAGCCAGTCGCCGTATTGTATGTCAATCCGCTGTCCGCCGATCTCAATTTCCACACTATTTATGAGATTTTCGCCAATATAGTTCAGCCAACGGAATTGTGTGCCGGATGTATCAGCAGCGATAGAGTTCAAATCTACCGATGGCAGAGTGGCCTGCACATAGATCCGACCAATAAGATCGCCGTTACGTGCGACGGTGCACTGTACCCGGCGTCCGAAATTGGCTACACCATTGAAGGTCTGTTCTACAGACTCCATCGCAAAATTGGAATGCCGACGATACAACTGTTTGAAGAATGTTACCTGAGGATTTGCACTAAGATATACGTCTTGTGCTCCATATGCGACCAACTGTAGAAGCGCGCCACCTGTCATGACTACTAATTCTCGGAGTGAAAATAAATAATATAAGGACGCAGGTCGCAGGTCGCGTCTAAAGAGGGGTCCTCTTACGTGCGGTATATAGATGTCAATCAGGGATGTATTACGCAGCGAAGAAATTATTTCCCCACATCCCACATAGTTCTGCCAATCTGCTAAATAGAGCCACTACTCTTGAAGCGCATCACCAGTCGCGCATACGAAATATGGATGCAGAACGAAATAAAATTGAGGAATTACAGTCTGCTCTACAGGAAAAGAAAATTGCATTGCAAGAAGTCAGTACATATTCCGACGAATGGCGCAATATTACAGATCAAATAGAAGAACTATCACGACGGATCGCATCACTGAAGAATGACGATGATCGGCTGAACTATTTCCTCAATGTTGGAGATATGTTATTTGAATATTATGAAGCACAGGAGTCCGTGGCAAAGGGTGAGATGCCACGCAGAGGCGGAACTCAGACAAATCTTCCAGCAAATTCTGTGTTGAGTTATTTTTCGGGAGGCAGTAACAAAACGGATAAATCTGTATCCCCAAATCCGTCACAAAACCCGTCGTCACAAAACCAGCCACAAAACCAGCCACAAGCCGCAATTCGCAGAATCAATATTGAAGATGGAATGAATCGTGACAAGATGCTAGAGCGTTATCTGGCCGTTGTAGATCCAGCTGCCATAAAATCCGGTATTATGCCTGGTTCTGGAATTGAACCAGGATGGGGCACGTGCAAGACCTGCGGTGTGGAAATGACATTTTATCAGAATGAAGCCATTCTCGGATGTCCCCGATGCGGTCATGAAGAGTTCATGTTAATTGACTCTGAAAAACCCAGTTACAAGGATCCTCCACGTGAAATCACTTATTTCGCATACAAGAAAATCAACCACTTCAACGAATGGCTGGCGCAGTTCCAAGCCAAGGAGAATACCGATATTCCTCAAGAGGTTGTGGAAGCCGTTATGCGCGAACTCAAGAAAGAGAGAGTATCTGATCCGAAGAAACTTAAAAAGGAAAAAATTCTGGAAATCCTTCGGAAACTCAAGTGCTCAAAGATGTATGACCATGTGCAGCAGATAAAGAACAGGATTCAGCATCAGATGACGAATCTTACTCTCAGTAAGGAGATGGAAGAGAAACTACAACACATGTTCCGCGAAATTCAGCCGGCATTTATAAAATATTGTCCTGCATCACGCTCCAATTTTCTGTCGTATCCGTATGTGCTATTCAAGCTCTGTCAGCTTCTAGAAATGGACGACTATTTACCATTCTTTCAACTTCTGAAGAGTCGTGAGAAGCTTTACCAACAGGATCAGGTATGGCAGAAAATATGTGCCGAAATGCGTTGGCAATTTATCCGATCTATTTAAACCGACAGAACCAGACAACCAAACATAAATAGACTGATCGCGCCGATCTGGAGAGACGGAGGAACATAGGTCATACAGAGCCACGTCAGTGTAAACCATGCCAAGCCATACAGTGAATCTCCAATGGGTGCGGAAACACTCACATCGTTCGTGTAGCGCCGAAAGAAATCAATATATTTGCCGGACCAGCGCTCTGGCCACACTTGGAGGAGTCCATACCATGAGAAATCGCCTATCCACTGGATAATCAGAAATACGGCGAAACCGATGATGAACGTGGGCGGAGTCCGTGTCCAGATAATGGGAATAATCGTCAGCGCCGCCATGTACAGAAATGTGCTATAGATATAATCTCCGAATGTAACCATCGCAACGGAAGTTCGTGATGGATCATAATATTCCGCCACTGTTTTGCTACGACTCAGTGCCGGTATAACAAAATACGATACGGGTTCCATCATGGCGAATGCCGCGGTCCATGCTAGCAGATTCTTGGATGTAAATTGCCATACCGACATCCTCTCTCTCTCTGCAGATCAGGGCTAAAAGTTCTGACAATGGATCAGAAGAACAAGGTATGTCAACCGTTGCGGCTTTTGATCTTGGTATTAAAAATCTATCTCTCTGCGTTGCATCATTTAGCAGAGCAGTGGCAGCAGTAGCAGCACTCTCTCCAAAATTCATCGCTGGACGAATATGAATCTGTTGGCAGGTGGAGCCGAAAGTCAAACGCAAACCCGCTGTGCCTGTGGTGGACCGGCATCATGGACTGCACCAGCACCAGCACCAGGAACACTGTTGTGTAAACGGTGCGCCAAGAAATCGGCACTGCCACCGCTTTTACCGTCAGATATATCAGGTAACACTCTGGCGGCATGGCGTATGTGGGCCGCGAACCATGCTGCGATTCTGGGTCTAGGTTCCGAAGCAGCGATACGAAAAGCAACGAAGGCGGTGATCATGGAGGCCGCCGCCAAAGTTCGTCTGATGCCTTACAAAGCCAAGAAAGCCAAGGGTGTCTCTCTTCAGGATGTGCTGGCCGGTATGGAAACCGCTCTGACGACAGAGCTACCTGTGATCGCCCAAGCCTCTACAGTGCGGATTGAGAATCAGCCTTCTGAATTTGCGCCACATATGAAGTCAGTACAGATGATGTTGTTTGCTCTGGTATCCCATCGGCTGCGCGTAGAGCATAGCTGGACCGGTAATATAGAGTTCGCCAATGCATCTGTAAAGACAAAAGGAACCGATGCCGGAACAGGAAAAGATGCAAAACGGTCGCGAAAATTGGCAGCAATAGAGAAAGTTGAGACAATATTATCTGCTTGTCCCGGTGCGACTGATCATTTAGTATGGTGGAAAACCCAGGCAAAGAAAGACGATTTGGCCGATGCGTTTTTGATGTGTCTGGATGGAGCAGCCGCAGCCACAAGCGTTTGAGTGGGGAAATAAAGGTCTGCTAACTGGACAAGGCATGAGTGGTGTTCAATTCGTTTCAGGGCCTCCGACGTCTGGTAATGATTCTCGTCCATCTGCAGCAGATCTTGCATCATTTGCAGCCAAGGCCAAGGAGATTCAGGTCGGCAACGACGATATTGTAGATCTCGGTGATGATCTGGGTATGAATCTGCTGGCAAATCAGAATAAAGTAGGTGCATCACCCCGGGATAACAGTTCAGGTGGAGCCCGACTGAATCTTGGCCCTTCTGCATCTAGCCAGAGTCACGGAGATATTCCGACGATTCAGATCAAGCCGATGGATGACTTAGAGGTCGTGAATCTGGACGCGGGACCAGGCGCTTCGGATATTCGCATACATCATGCGGGTGAACCCGCACCATTCGTAATTAATACAGATAACGCGTTTTCGGCCACAGGCAATGCGTCTGCTGCGTCTTCTGCCACTTCTGATGCAACCGCACCACTCTCTCTAGAGGAAGAACTCCGCCAGAAGAAGGCGCTTTTGACCAAACTCCAGCGTCTGGATGGCAACGGTATCGGCGGACAGAAAATGAATCTGGCAAATTCGCTGGATGACATTAAGGCCGAATATGAGAAACGTACCGATTCACGAAATCTGGAGGCTTCCATTCGGTTCCAGCGAAATGCGCTGATGACCTTCGTAACCGGCGTAGAGATGGTGAATGAGAAATTTGGATCACGACTACCTGTAAAGCCACGTCTGAAGGGCTGGTCGGAGTCTGTCCACACAAATATTGAGGATTTTGACGAGATTTTTGAGGAGCTCTACGATATGTATAAGGACTCTGCAAAAATGCATCCAATGGTGCGTCTGGTCGGTACACTGGGTGTGAGTGCAACGATGTACCATCTGACAAACACCGCTGCAGAGCGATCTGGTATACCGGGTATGGCGGATGTACTGAATGAGAATCCTGAGTTGCAGCGTCAGTTTGCCGCAGCCATGATGGCGAAGATGGGCGGTGGTTTGGGTAACTTCATGTCGGCGGCATCCGGGATGCAACAGCAACAACAGCAACAGCCTAGTATGCAAGGAATGAGTGCCAACACAAGTCCATCACATCCTGGTCTAGGTATACCGGTATTCAATGCTTCTTCTGCGGCAGAAACTCCCGCGCAGGCTCGTCGGGAAATGCGTGGACCCAGTGGGGTAGACGATATTCTACGGGCGTTTGAGGCAGAACGTGCCACGACGATCAATCCAATAATGTCATCGGCAGCAGCGCCTGTCTTTACACCGGCAGGTCCACCGCCCTCACCGCCCACAGTTCCAAATGTAACTCGTGCAGGACTCGGCACGCAGTTTGATCCGCTTGCCGAGTTCATGATGGAAGAAACGAATAGCATCGGCACAACCAGTACCATGAATACGGAACGGCGACGCGGGCGGCGCAAACCTGCTCCTGTTGGTGCCACTCTGAATCTCAATGTATGATTTCCCGAAGTAAATACCAGTCAGATTGTTCATTCAACAGATATTGCAGTGCCACCATGATCACCAATGTTAACCAGAACGCAACAACCATATTGCGCGTTCCGATGAACATGATCGCAAAGAGAAGCAACGGGCGAAATATAATATTCTGGAGAAAAGCCTCTTGTGCCGGCGTTACTGATAAGACCATGAACCGACCACCCAGATTCAATAGGATATAGGCAATACCCAGAACATACGGATTCGTATTGATATCGTGAAACATATTAGAGAAATTATCGGACCAGTGTGGTATGATTTTATCCTTCATGACCTTCCCTGCATAGCACTTCTAAAAAATGCGGCGTTCCACAACAGAACGCTGTCCCCACCATATCCATACGATCCACAGAACGGCTGCCGTTGCTCCGACAGGCAGATTGTAGTCTGACAGCAACAGAACTATTATTGCGCCTAATAAACGAAACAGAGGATGACGACTCAATTCAGCAACAAAATCCCGCATTCTCTCTTCTAATGACGCAGACTATTGCTTGATTCGTCGTATTCGGGAGGAGTAGATACAGGACGTTCCTGAATGGCTACGGTATGTTCGTTCAGAGTCGTCTCACTCTCCCACGGATGCTCTTCATTATCAGTAACTTGGTTGTACCGCAAAGGTGGTTCCTCTGTCCGTTCCTGAATTGCATCGGGCTCCTCTTGGAGTATTTCTTCTGAGAGCCACCGACGTTTCTCTTTGGTGCCTACAATATCTTTATTAAGAACCGGTGTCATGAACGGTTCCAGGCGCGAATCTATCCGTAAGAGCGACACGGAACCGAACAGCAGTAAAAGAGACACTGCCAATATTGGTGACGGACCCATCAAAAGCCAGACGGTCAACAGAATAAGTGCGAATGCTCCAACGGGATGAATAAGAACACGGCGCACCGATGACGGAATATTTTGGGGCATTGCGGCGACAATGCATACGCCAGTCGCAACAAGCCATGATGGATTCGCCGGCATCCAATGAAGTCTGGGAGGCATCGGCAACGGAGGTTGCATCTCTCTGCAGTGGTCTGTCGTTTTTAGTCGCGTCCCAATGGTGAAACCCATCCCTTGATCAGTGGTTCTCGGAGAAAATCCTCCCGAAATTTTACGGGCACTCCTTCCTCAAAGACAAATCTGCGACCGAAATCTTCCGTAAGATTACGCAGTGTTGATCCGGTCTCTTCATTGACTTCGGATTCTTGCGGAAAGTTCTTCTGAAGATATGCCAAGATTCGCAGTTCGGCTTCCACTGCTTCGTCTGCAGAAGGTATCGGTTCTTGGATGGACGTATCCAGCGGCGGTAACCATGTGGGCCACTTGTCAATAAGCGTACGATTCACATACAAGGATGACTTGAAATTGCGCTTACCGAACAGACGATCGCGCAAATCGGCCATGATCCGCAAACCGTCTGCGCCATTTTTAGCCACATTGTCATTCACGAAAAGCAGCAGTTTCTTATAATGTTGTTTGACTTCCGACGTTGTTGGTGCCGAATCCATGGCTCTCGTAGAGGTTTTCATGAGATCTACACCCATATCACCAACGAAGGCTTCCATGTGGTGTGGTGTTGATCTGTGTAGGAAGAGTGCCGCAATCGCGACAAACAATAGAGTCCATAGGATCCATCTGCTTCCGGTTCCCATTACTCGGGACGCGGGTTTTGTTTGAATCTGCAGAACTCTTAGAATCCATTAGGGGGTTAAATGTTCTGTTCATGGGATGAAGCGTTTTCGGGTCCCGAAATTGGCAAAGAAAAGAAGAAGGATAAGAGTCGCCGTGCAGTGACTGGCATCAGTGGCGGTAGCAGTAGCGGTAGCGGTAGCAGTAGCGGTAGCGGTAGCGGTAGCGGTGGCAACGGTAGCAGCAGTCAATCACCGATTCCTGCACCGATGCAGTCGGCTCCCCCGACCTCTTCCGGTAATCGTCTGCAAGCAACCAATGATGTGGATGCAGGGTTTCCACTCCCCGGTGAGTCGGCAGACGGAGAAGCATGGACACGGGCATTCACTCTTGAACCGTCACAGGCCGCTGCACTAACTCTTCAAGCACCACAGTGGCAGGCGGCGGGGGTCGTGTCCGGGTCACCAACACTATGGCGTGAAGCCGCACCAACCAAAGCCGAATCCGGTGAGTCAAAATCACAAATGGATTTTGTGCAGCGCCTGGATCGTCTTACCAAACAACTGGATTCTCTGACAGGAGTCAGCGGTTCCACCATGCAGGGAACTGCTGAACTCTTTTTATTTGTGGCGATCGGTTTACTCTTGCTGTTGGCGATTGATACGCTACTCCGATTTGCCGTACATATGGTATCTTCTGTTGGAAAGAGACGGATACGGGGATTACAAACCGGTGGCGGTGGCAACAGTCGGTGGCTCAAATGGAGATCGCGTCTGTTCAAATAAGTGTCAACGTCACACCATCGTTGCCTTTGCGCCGGGCACCTTGACTGAGCAGTCCTGCAACACCTTCTGCAACCGGTTTGTAATTCGCGGCCTTCTTCTTTTCACCAGATTTACTTGCAGTTGCTTGGCCCTCTACCGCAGATGAAGCAACGGACATCATCGCTTGCCGTATCGGTGATTCCTCCGTATAGTATTGAATAGATTGTTCACGCCAATTAATAAGCAGACGATTCGGTGACATATAGATGACACGGAATCCTGAATGACGCAGATTCCATACCAGATATAAAATACAGTCTTTGACATCGTATCTAGGACATCCCGGAACCCACTCAGGTACATCGTAATACGTCATTTGACCGGCATTGCGTTGCGTAGATGCCCACCGAATTTTCTGATGCACCCCACCCAGTAGACGATTGTATGTTTCCAGACGAATTGCATCTAACTTCGCCTGTTCTGTGAATAATGATGATGGAGATAGTTGCGGTGGTAGTTGCGGTTGTAGATGCGGTGGTGCAGAAGATTGCATTCCCTTGTTACCGGCAGAGGAATGTCTTCTGAATGGAAGCCGCGATCTGTAACGATCAGTGGCGGAGGAATTTTATTGATCGGTCAAATGGGTATTATTGCAACACTTCAGGACGCCGGTGTTCTGGACAATGTGGAGCAATGGTACGGATCATCGGGAGGATCTATTTTGGCCATCAGTTGTGCATTAGGAGTATCACCCGGATGGATACGGGATCTCTCTCAGTCTATGCGATTCAAACAATTCTTGGAAATAGATTCCGATAATCTGGTGGATTTCTGGAATCGCTGGGGGCTCAACGATGGAGCAGCGTTAGTCCAATATATCGGTCGTATTTTTGATACCTGGGCACCGGGTTCATCAGGATGGACATTTACCGATTTGGTGCAACGAACGGGTAAATCTCTGTATATCAATGCCACGAATGTCAATAAGGGATGCAATGTGATTTTTTCTGCCGATACGAGTCCAGATTTACCCATACTAGATGCGATGCGGGCCAGTATATCAATTCCATTCTTTTTTACTCCATGGAGACATCCTGCCACGGGAGAGTTCTATTGTGACGGCGGTGTAACAGAGTTTTATCCTTGGCAGACGGTCGGTGACAAGGAAAATACGCTGGTAATTTCTACACAGGCAAAGGGATTGCAAAAACATCCAACATCTGCCAAGATCCAGCACCTGAATGAGTATATGCGGTATGTGTATAATGCTACAAATACTATGATTACACCGCATCCCAAGAATTGGATTTCACTTAATCAGAAACGGTATGTGTCTATTGATTTCGGGATATCCTTGGAAGAACAACATGAACTTTTCGCGATGGGAGAGGCCGCTGGAAAGGGCTGGCTGGCTTGGAGATCTACTGTTGCTGAAGCCAAGAAGACCATGCGCCTACGCTGCGATCCGCATCACACCGTGACATCTGTCCCCCCTTCTTCAAAACAAATGTCGGAAATCCCTTGTATGGCAGCCCCAGAGCATCCGCGTCAGATCCATCAATCGGATCCACAATTTCTACGGCCGAGCCGTCGCTGGTCTTTATAGATCCTGCAGATGCAGCCGACTGCAGTTCCGACCATAATGGCTTGGTGTGCTTGCAATGAGGACACCAATCGGCCTTGATCATGTAGAACTTGGCCCCAGCATCAGTGAATCCTTCCGAGCCCAATAGTCTCCGCCTATGCGGTTTCCACATGGGAGCCGCCAGTACGGCCAGAACTACGACCGCCAAGAGAGATCCGACTAAGATCAAGATCCTGCGATCGGAGACCGCAGGGAATCCAAAGACTTTGAGGGGCATTTCTATAATATGCGGTGAAATATTCTTTTAAAAGGAAAATAAGTTTTAGAGCGATGAATTCATTCTTATTGTATGATGATGCATACTTATTTTTTGATATGTTCTATAAAAATAACCAGATTATTTTAATATGTCCTGTTACCGACGCAGGGATTATTATGGAAAAACTGTCTGTGAATAAAAATGGGGTACCACTCACGATAACTCATAAATATTCTCAACTTACGTATGAAGCTGCAGAGGTATTGATATATAATGTAGATGCGGAAGAAGATGTGGTAACAATTACAGTACACTACGATGGCAAATCACAGACATACACGTTACCACATATAAAAACAGAGTGTACAAATAAATTGAGTATAACCACACAATTTAAAGATGACTACAAACGGATTGATGTGTTTTATGACTATTACACGAAGCACGGTGTGGAAAAGTTTTACATGTACTACAATGGAAAACTAACCGATGATATTATCGCGAAATTTAATAAACCAGGAATCGTATTAATAGAGTGGGATTATACGAATTTGCGTCGTAATAAATATTCGGATCATTATGCTCAGATGGGTCAGATGCATCATGCTCTATACCGATACGGTAAACAATGTAACGAATATATGATTTTCTGTGATTTAGACGAATATATGTATCTTCCACATGGAGAATCATTAATGAATTATGTAAATAAGAATCCCCATATTGATATTATCGGATTTCAGAATGTATGGGCGACGACGCTCACGGGTGAGCTGCCTGATACATTCCCTAAATCATTTAGATGTTCTTCAGAGATGCTCCCATTGAATGTCAGATCAAAGTGCGTATATAAAACCGATATTCCAACGACACTTCATATTCATGCTACATTTGGTAATTTATTACGAAAACCGGTTTATGCAACAAAGTATCCAATGTTTCATTTTTATAACTGGACAGGATCAGAAATGAATAAAAATAGATCATTTCCTACTCCAAACATATTCACTATGGCATCGCCGTGGGCTTAGGAAGTAATGATCTTATATATGTAAGAATGCAATTTGTCTGGGCTGGACGACTGCATACCGTGCATTTACCGGTAGGAATTCCGATTGGATCCAGAGATGCGATTTTATGGATGCAGTTACGTGTATGCGGTTACGATGAGGCAGAGGCCTGGCGGCGAATTCTTGCATTTCACAACCCTGGTCTGGAATGGAAGAACGAAACTACATCTATCGCGAATCCAATCCGCCCTTTTGATGCGTATATCTGCGGGTCTTCTTCCGCTGTCTGTAAGCCCTGCAAGTCTTACGCCGGTTCCCCTTTGCGGCCGAACACCCACTCTCAAATGCGCCGACCTCTTTTCGCAACACCCCCAACGAAGGATGTGGTGTTGGACATTGCAAATCACCGCAAACCGAACACTCCACCTCCCACATCCACCGCATCACGGCCTGCCGTCCTTTCTGCAAAGGCGGAACACCGAGTTCGCGAAACGCCGCAGACCAAGATCGGCGCCAAGCCTCACATGGTAGGATGGATGGGAGCAACTTCCACCATTGCGTAAGTGCCGTTAGACGCTCCTCCTTCGTCAGCAGATTGTAACGATTACGCGTGGTCATCGTCATTTCGGCCCATTCTGTGGTATTTTCCGGTGCATCAGGCATCGGTGTTGCCTTGTATGAATCATCGGGAGTACTATAGGCAATTGATGTTATGAAATTCCATCCATGATTTGTCGTCGTAGTGCACACGTCGTCCGCAACTTGGAACCACTGTTTGCGGACACTCATCCATGATGGATCCGGTCGTTTCAGGAGCCCCTGTCCTCTGAGTTTACCGTTGACGCGATTGTGGATATCATAGACCCACCGGCTGAACGCAGCTCTGTCTTTAATGATTGTCTGAGTAAGAGGTTGTATATCCATATAGTCGTGGAACGATGCACGACAATATTTACACGGTAAAACGAATTCTAGTAGATGAAACCAATCATAGACATCCACCGGATTTTCTACCGGCGATGCAGCAATTAAATGCAGAAGCTGCCATCCTGATGGTCCCCAAAAACGGGTATCCATCGCCCTTATAATGTACATCGGATATTTTTTGAAAATCGCTGTACATTGTAAGGAATGAGACACGATGATTACGTTATCGCTGTCCGATCGTATGCCCGTTCCAGTATATTCCCACACAAGACATATGCCATGCTGAAACACAATGGTCTTACTGATCGGCTCTATATCTTTGTTGCAAATGCGACAGAGAAAAGACTCTATGAAGCAGCGCTAGCGGGTCAGACATATAAGGCGATTATAGTGGGAAAACTGGGTGGAGCCAACGCTATTCGGGCCATTTGCCGTTATTTTCCGATAGATCAACGAATCGCATTCATGGATGATGATCTGGATCGGTTCTTTGACTTTGATCGGCATGGGACATTCCGTGGGAACTCGTCTGTCCTGGGAGAGTATCTGGATGACGGTTTTGAGACGATTGACCGGCATGGATGCGGAGCATTCACATTCAGCTTCATGAGCAATAAATTCTGGCTCAAAGAGAAGCCGTTCAAGGAATTTCGTCCATTCACATTGGCGGGAAACTTCTTCTGTACGCGCAATCGCCCCGAAATGATAACCACGGAATTTTCGCACGGTGATGATCTGGTACGTTCCGTGCGTTATCTGGAAAAATACGGAGGAGTATTGGTCTACTGGTGGGGCGGATTCGTTACGCATTACGGCAAAGAAGAAGGTGGGCTCCAGGCTTCAGGTAACAGAGGAGCCGATACACTCAGAAAAACGGCCGAAGTATCGTGGAAAGAATATAGTGGAGATCCGCTGTTGCAAGCCTACGCGCAGCCACCGGCGCAAGAAAAAGGAAATCCGTTCGTCAGTATGAAGATGAAAACATTGCCGGCTGTGCGGAAAGCCATGCGGGAACGGCGCACGCTGCGAAACGGTTTGGTATGGAAAGGATGGTTTAGTAAGCGACCTGAAAAAGTTGAGTTACACTGATTGCGACTCTATCCTAGAAGAAGGACCATTTTCAGGAACATACTTCATAAAGCATGTTCTTGCAAACAAATACGTTGGTGTGGAGTTCCAGACTTCACTCTCACATAGGAGAAATGGAGGCCAATAGCGGACGGACTGCCCACGGTTGCTCCTCTTCATACCGCGCCTTGCAGCTGACCTTGGGTTCTGGGCAACGCGGCGGTTCCACCGCGGCACATGGAGGACATGTCGTGGGTTTGGGGCACTCTACAACGGGGCACCGTACCACAGGGCAAGGTGGGCACTCACCGATTTTGCACGGCTTGTTGCACGTAGAGATACACGGTGGGCATGCGGGAACGGCCGATTTTAGAATGTAGCGGGACATATCGGGTGGTGCAGGACATTCGGATTTCAGCATATAGCGGGACATGTCGGGCTGCGGAGGACATGGTGGAATACTGGCCTTGAGCACATACTTGGACCAGTCAATCTGAGGGCACCGATTGGTATCTTCATCCTTTGTTTTGCGCTTGTTGTCACGCCCGTCGCAACCGCCACATCCAGAGCGGCAGCAGTCACGACGTTTGTTTCCACATACGGTGCAGTCGGTTTCGGTAACATCAACAAAGTGTTCCGTGCTGCGGCTACGATTCGCAACACCCATTGCCACGTGTACAATAAGAACACCCAACACTGCGGCCAACACTGTAAGTCCAAAATCGCGCCACGTAGACATTATCCTCTAACGTGCGGATTTAAATTCTTCTTTGCTGGGTTGCACCACCACACCACCACCACCACTGAAATATTCAAACATTGCCGGCTTCAAGGCCAGATAAAATCCAAATGCAAGTATCACAATGACTAGCACCAGAATGACTATGTAATTCTTGATAATCGCATTCAGAGTTGCATCAGATAACGCCCTGATTGTATCCATTTCTACCGGCAGAACCCAAATTAATACATTTCATTACGCGGAGGACAGTTGAATTGTGCCGGGGTTACAGATGGAACCGAATATCGTAAACGATCACAGACAACACCGATTACATTCATAGCATCGGATTCAGTGATGATACTTTCGGGATTCATAGGACAGCCCAACGCTTCGGCATCTCTTGGGAATGCACGCTGTATCTGTCGGCTGAGAGTCCGGGCTCTTTCCACATAATTTTTGGGATCATATTCCTCAACTTCTTGGACTCCATGTTCTGGTCCTGATATGAACATATCCGATGCCTTTGCGTTTACCGGAGGATTCTTGGTGGATTTCTGTGAATCCATAGCGAAGAGCGTAGGAAGTGGCTGATCAGGACGGACGGCACGCTGTAGGAAGAGACGTGCTGAACGCATTTTGATTGGCGGTACAGTATACTTACGTTCGGCAGTTTCCAGATCTTGAAGAAGTACTTGCAGCTGTTGATAGCGCACGCGGTTCAACGGATCAGGCTGGGGAATCTCACGCAGTTCTTTCAGAACAGCATCAAAGAGACCACGGAATTCATTATATTGTTCCGCAGTTAGGAACTCATCTTGTGGCAAATTCAGGCCGAAACCGGCCAGCTCCTCAATATTCGGATATTGCCGCTTCCACATTTCATTATCACGCTTGACTTCGCGGGTTTCGGCGGCCACCTGCAGCCGGGTGTCGGTGATATTTCCACTACCAAGCTGATCCAGAATACTTGCAGAGCGTGCTTCATAGAGGACACGTTGTTGATTCTGTTCAGGTGTGGAAGAACCGGGATGTTCATTGTTACGTTGATCTATGGCGGTGAGCCATGTAATCAGTTGTGTATTCAGTTCTTGCATATCCACTTGCGTTGCGGGTGGATCGCGTACAGAGGTGATTGGACCCGGAACAGTAATTGGGCGGATTGTACTTGCCGGCAGATTTGCGGCGGGCTGTGCAGGACCGGAAAATGGCATTTTATGGAGATCAGCAGGTAAGAATGAGCCATTGTGATCGCGTTCACCGACCGCACCGTATGGACGACCTCCGACAGGCGCACCGCCTATGGAAAATCCCTCAAGTCTCTGCTGTTTCATTTGCCAAAACAGCAGAGCCGCAATGAAAAAGACCGCAATGGCCGCCGTAATTAGCGGTGACATTCCCTGTCTGCACGGGGTATTTTTACGGTAGAGAACAATTCCAGCACGGTACTTCATCCATGCGAATGTATTTGGACATATCGGGGCAATGCGGTTCTGGTTCTGGTTCTGCATCGTCGTCTGATGGATGGTTGAATCGTTTGGATTTTCCTCTCTTCGCTTGTTGATTGGATCCTTGATTCATGGAAGACGCGTTCAAGTTAGAGCCAAAGTCAGAGCCAAAGTCGGAGTCAGAGCCAGAAAATACACTATTGGCTGACTTCACAGCATCCATATCACGGGCCAGAGCATCAACGGTAGGTTTCTTATCTAATCGTAAGACCAGTGATGAAGACTCTAACATATTTTTAAGAGTTGGCGATACATCATGAATAACGACGGAAGATGGTGCAGAGGCAGATCCAGGTCCAGAGGCAGATCCAGGTCCAGAGGCAGATCCAGGTCCAGAGGCAGATCCAGGTCCAGAGAAGTTACTATCTTCAAATGACTCACGGAATCCCACCAACATTGCTAGAGCAACCAGACCAACAAGTAAAAGTGACAGCAGTACCAGTTTCATCTATTTTAGACACAGGAAATGCGTCGTCAGTGGATTGATGATGGACTCGTAGAGATAGGTCTAGATGAAGCCGGACGTGGATCTCTTTGGGGCCGCTTGTATGTTGGAGCAGTCATTATGTCGCCCGAAGATGAAGCATACTCCGATAACGGTGTTGTTCTCAAACAAATAACAGATTCCAAGAAACTCACACCGCGAAAGAGAGCTATTCTGAGCGACTGGATCAAGGAGAACGCGATTGATAGTACAGTCGCGTGGGCCGAACCGGAGGAAATTGACGATGTCAATATTCTCCAGGCCGATATGAATGCCATGCACCGGGCTTTATCTAACATACAAGTGCCGTTCCAACGAATCCTCGTGGACGGAGATTATTGGAAACCATGGACAGGAGAAGACGGTAACGTTACTCCTGCAATTAATATAATTAGGGGGGATGCGTCCAGTTTGCCGGTTGCTGCTGCATCAATTCTGGCGAAGGAGGCTCACGACGCGTGGGTTCGTGAGCAGATTGAGTCGGATCCGACTCTTCATGAACGTTGGGGCTTGGGATCTAATATGGGATACGGCACAGAGGCACATATGTTGGGTCTCAAGACATGGGGAGCTCATTCTTTACATCGGCGATCCTTTGCGCCGGTGCGGTCGGTTGTTCCAAGCAGTGTGGCATCGGGGAAAACGAAGAAGCCTCTTTTCAGAACACACGCTTCTTAGAAGAAACGGAAACCACCCTGCTGCTGCTGCTGCTTCTGCTTCTGGGACTGCTTCTGGTGCTTGTGCTGCTTCTGGGACTGCTTCTGGCTGCGGCGGTGGCTGCGGCGGTGCTTACGGCTGACACGGCGGCTGCGGCTGCGGCTGCGGCGGGCGG